TGTCTGGCCCTGTCCGGTACTTTCCGCGCCTTTCCCCGTGTGGGTCGGCGTGTGAGTCTTGAAGAAACGACAAAAATTAAGTGCCTTGAAAAGTTGCAAATCATGAAAGAAAATCACCGGAATCAAAAGATCCCGGTGATTTTTGGTGGAGACTACTGGACTCGAACCAGTAGATACCTTTTATTATAGCAGAAAAGTTATTCGATAGCCAATAAAATATACGTTTTCATGAACTTCTGGCAAACATTTTTTGGTGTATCCAAAGGTCAAGTGTGTACTTTTGCGTGTACCTCAATCATTGATTTTCGGGCTTTTCGGATGCCAGGTAAAACCATCCTTCAGCACAATATAAACCAGCCTGGTCCCTTGTCAGACCACCCGAAACGTGATATAATCTATCGTGTGACTAGAACGGCGACTGTATCAGTTTCGACTGGTCTATGCGTCAAACACAGGAGAGTGGCATCCGACGACTGGTACTCGTTGGATGTCGCTCTTTTTCTCGTAAAAAAATCGCCCCACAGCGCAGTGCTGCAGGGCGATTCTCGTTTTGGCTTTAGGCCGGGTCCGGATAACCGGGCCGGACGCCGCAGGTGATGAGAGACACATCCCGGCGCCGCTTCATTACCGCGCCGCCATTGGCATCGTTGCCGTTGCCGGTGTTGCCCTCAATAGTGAGGATCGTGTTTCCTACAACACCCACCACAATGCCCACGTGCTCCGTTTTCTTCCGACGGCCGGAAAAGTCGAAAAACACGATGTCCCCCGGCTTATAGCCGCTGGTCACCACCTGCGCTGGAGCTGCCGTCCGGTAACGCTGGACGAAGGCGGAGCAGCTGGCTGTTTTGTAGAGGCTGAAACCGGCCTCCCGGAACACCCACCAGACAAAGGCCATGCACCAGGCATACGCCCCGCCGCTGACCTCGCGGCCGTAGTAGGCGGTGTTGTACTTGACCTTATTGGAACCCGAGGGCATCTCCACCACGCCCAGCTGCCATTCCGCGATCTGAAGCACGGCGGCCCTGGTCTTTGCCTTCAGGGCGGTCATTACTCGGCCTCCACCAGAGCGGTACCCTGTACCCGGAAGGTCTTTCCGGCGATCATGCACAGGGCGTACATCTCGCCGCAGTCGCAGTCCACCAGATGACCGTCCTTGACCAGAACCTTATCCAGGGAACCGGTGCCGGTATCCAGCAGGCCATAGCCGTTGGCGGTAGCGGCGGTGTCAGCCTTGGCCGCTGCGGTCTCTTCGGCAGTCAGCTCATGCTTGCCGGGCTCCAGGTGGATATCAGCACCCATCTCTGCCAGAGCGGTGTTGGTGTCCTCCAGAGTGGCCTCACCCACGGTGTACTTGTTGATGATGTCAGTGATCTTGCTCATAATGTAAGTCTCCTTTTTTATTTTTTAGGCCGCATCCGCAGCCGGGGTTACTCTAAACTTCCTCGTGATGTTCGTCGCCCACGATCTTGTCACCGGCGGCATCCACGGCGGACTTGCCGGCGGCCAGGATCTTCGGCAGCCATTCCGGGGCCGGCGCGCCCATGTGGACGGCGTGCTCCGCCAGACTGCCCAGTTCCCCAATGACGTACCATACGATCACCAATGGCCCGATCAGTACTGTATACGTAAATGGTAGCGCGATACCGGGCAGGTTTCTCATCATCATGCCAATAAGCCAGTCTGCCACCAGCGCCACGCATACAATGACGATCATACCGCCCTTGTGCCAGGCTCCCTCCCGGAGCTTGGCGCTGGACCAGCGGCCCTCCTTGCTGGCCACAGCGGAGCCTACCAACCAATCGGCCAACATCAGGCCCACCCAGATAATCACCAGCCAGCCAAACCAGCCCCAGAAGGCCGTCAGCGCGGCGATCACGCCGGTGATAACGGTTTTGATGTGCAGTGCAGAGTTATTTTCCATCGCTGTTCTCCTTTCCAACCGCCGCTCTGACCTCGTCAGCTTCCGCCGGCTTCAATTTGGGATAGTCCTTCAAGACTTCCTCTAGGTCTTCTCCACTGCCGACCCTGCGTTTTACAACACGGACCAGCAATTTCAGTTGCATCGTCACGCCTCGTCACCTCCTCCGTAGAGCGCAATTGCCATCATGGCCTCCATTTCTTCACGCCAGACTTCCGGCGATGGATGCGCTTCCCGGTACGCCGCCCGCAGTGTCTCTGAGCAGTCCGGCTTAGAGGATAGCTCGTAACCTTCCGCCAGCGGAGAATAAGTACAATGGTCAGAAGGCTCTCCGTCTAGATCTGGTGATCCTTCTCCCTCAACAGAGTTATCCGTATAGGATGTTACATTTTTAATCGTCAGAACCGGGGTAGTTGTTCCGATCTTATAGAGATAAAGATCCATTTCGGTTTCCCTTTCTTATGATATCCGACTTGCTTTCGTGCAGGTCAAGTGCGGGTGCCGTTGATGATTTTGCGGATCTGCCGCTCGCTGAGGCGGAACTGAGCCGCAAGCGCCCGGTAGTTGCCGCCGGTGAAGTGGGCACGGATGTCCCGGTCCCGGGCGTTGCGCTCTAAGGATTCCCGTTTGGGGATGTACAGGTTTTGTCCGCCGCACAGCAGCGTCAGCCGGGTGAATGCCTCAAGACCGATGGCCTCGGCAATGTCCCGGTATTCCTCGGGAATGTCGCTCATGGGGACGGGACGGACGGTGTCCAAATAAGGGATAGTCATAGATGGCCCCCTTTACAAAGCCGCTTTAGTTTCTACTCGCGTGGGAGGGATATTCGGGTAATCCTCGCCGGTGATGGTCTTGTAGTCAACAGCCGTAATCATTCCAATGCGCACCGCATGCCACAGTTCATTTTTGGCATCCAGTTTCTTATTCGAATCAGATATTTTGCTGTAACCGGTTTTGAACTCATCAAAGGATTTTCGTTCAATCGTATGAGACTTCCCACAAAATGTAACGACATAGCCACTCGCTCCACCAGGGGCGCACGGTCCGCCTGCCGCATAGGTTCCCGCAGGCACTGCAGATAAAGGGCTTTCGTATATAGTCAGTTCATCCGAAAGAATGATATGGATTGTTACGCCATCTTCAACGCAATCCCCCTCTGTATGCTTTATCTGGCCGTCTTTACAATAACTGATCGTAACAGGGCCGCCGAAAGGGAGCGTAAGGGTGGCATACGCATCTTTGCCCACCGTGTTAGAAACTGCGGTATAGCTTCCACTCTGATGCACCACCTCGATACTATAGCCTGCAGGGGCATGGACGAGCAGTGTTGCCTGTCGAGATTTCGCTTTTGCCGCCTCGCCCTCCAGGATATCCATATTGGCATTGAAATCATTGACGTTATAGAAATCGTTCTGGGACGGTTTTTTTAGTTTCAAGATATCAGTTGTTTCCATGTGGACGCACCTCGTTTCTCAAGAAATAATGAGTATAGGCGGCGAGCTGTGCATGCGTAAAAGCAGCCAGCGTTTGGTGCTGGTTATACATCAGGGACAGATCCAGCACCAGATTTTCCGGCACGATCCGATTCAGCAGCGTTTCTACGTCGTCATAATTCTGTTTGACCTTCAGCATCACACGTACGGTAAGAGTAAAGGTGCTGCCAACCATGGCTACGGTAAAACCATCTTCTCCGCACAGCGTTGTCATCAGTTCCTTCAGACGCCGCAAGGTAAATGGCCTCTGCTCAGTTGCTTTGGTAAGGATGCGAAAGCGTCTATCCGCTATCGGCGCGCTTTCCTGAACCGGGAGTGCAAGCATTTCCTCCCAGCGTTTCGCTCCGGCCGGGGAGAGCGTGGTGATAAAGAACTCATCAGGAGCTGTCCGGACAGCCCGAATGGCCGCCGCGATCTCGGGTTGTTCAGCTTTCGTCAGTTCCTGCATTTCTTTCAGTCCCGCCATGAAGTCAGGCAGATAATCAAGCAGTTCCATTGGACACCTCTCCCAGAACAGGGATTTCCGTCCCAGTAAGCTGAATGTTCGCACCGACGGCATTCAACGTGGTGTTTTCCACATCCAGAACACCGGGGACCGCAAGCACCCGGGTTTCAATCTGACTGATACGGACAGTGATCGCCTCACTGTCTGCCCAGAGCTTTATCAGACTTTGGAAGTATCCTCTGATCGCGGCGGTAACGGCCGCTTGCACATCTGGCCAGCTCACGTTGTTCTCCAGAGTGAGCTTGAATTTGGTATTGATGGTTCTGCCGGTAACGCCGGAAACAGTGACCGTGTGTCCGATGGGGGCAAATCCGATGCCGCTGCCCTGGTCAGTGAGTGGATCCACGGCGTTCTGCACGGAAGCGATCAGTGTAGAGGAAGGGACAGACCACTCACTGTCCACGATGGTCAGTCCGACAGTGCCGCCTCCGGAAGGCGTCCGGAACACCTTCACACCTCCGACGCCCGCCAGAGCGCTGACACGTTCCTTGTAGTCAGACTGATTTCCTCCGAATGCCTGATTGTCATAAGAGTTGAAATAGCGTTCACGCAGACTGTCATCGCTTTCGGTGTCTTTTCCCGGGATCAGGATATCCTCCAGCTCAGCCCCCGCCAGACCGTCTACAAAATCGATGGGAAGCAGCGTACCGTAAAAGCCGTTTCCGATTTCACCGGGCGTCTCCGAAGTCAGGCTATAAGCTCCGGGGGTATTCAGTGCGCCGGTGATGATATAGTTGATCTCTCCGCCAGAAAACCGAGTTCCAATAGGGACGCTGAATGCCGCGCCGCTGGAGCTTGTGAACACGCCCTTTCTGACAGCAGCGGAGGCCTGCCTGCGGATCACGCCACGCTCCATGCACTTGCGGTCGAGATCTTCTCCAGTGGCGGTATCCGGGAACGCCCGATCGAGGATATTGCTGAGCTCCGTGTACAGCGTCGCAAGCTCAGCACAGGCTGGAGCCAGCGCATCATAGATCACAGACCCCTCCCGCTTATCAACGGAAGAAGATACTCTGGAAAGACAGCGGTCCATAATAGTTTCAAAGGTTTGGGTTTCATACATTGGCTGTGATCTCCTCTCCAACCGCTCCAAAGATGGTATTTGCTGTGAAGGATACGGTCAAAAATCTGCGGCCGGAATCAGTCACATTCAGGTCGGTTATGCTCAGAATGCGGTCATCCTGAAGGAGAGCGGACTCCAGCTGCTGCTTGAGATTTGCCAGTGCAGTTTCACGGCTTTTACCGATCAGCTGGCTCCACTCCATTCCGTAGTTCCAGGAATAAATGAGATAGTGGAATCTTTCCGTCTGAAGAATCTTTCTGATAGCGGTAGCCGTCCAGGATGAAGCAGTCGCCCTTCTTGACGGTTGCGGTGGCTGCCGTCACGCCGGAGAGCGCCACCTTCATTTCGCCCTTGCTGCCGGTGATCTTGAAGCTGGTGGCAGTACCGGGAGTGGTCGCCAGAGAGCCGGGGCAGTTCTGATCCATGTAGGTGTCCAGAGTATACAGGCGGCCCAGCTCAGCATTGCGCAGGGTCTCACCGTTGCCGGCATAGGCAACCTTGGACAGGTTATCGGTCAGAGCATAACGGTACTTATGGTTGGGATCCAGAACCAGGCGGCGCTGATCCATGGGGACCTTGGCGATGTCCAGGGCCTTGGACATGTCGGCGATGTCCTTCAGATCAGTGGGGCTGGCAGTGCCGCTGACGGTGGCGGAGATATTGGAAACCTCATTCAGCAGGTCCTCGTCCACGGCCTGGGCAATGGCACGCATTGCGGGAGAGATCAGCTGCGTGGAGAAGTCCTTGATATCCAGGGTCAGCTCCTTGGAGGTAACGCCGAAGGACACGTCGCGGTGACGGTCGATCTTCACAGGCACGCTGCCCTCGGAAGCGTCCTGCCGGGAGATGGCGCCGGTGAAGTTCTTGGCGGTGAACTTGGCGGGCTTACGGATGGTGACAGTGTCACCGATCTGGGCAAACTCGTCAGAGTAGTCACGGTGAACCAGATTCGCCATGACCAGATTGTTCTCCAAAACGATCAAGGCCTCGCGGGCAATGATGTTGGGGGTCAGAAAAGCGTTGGGCATATTTGATTACTCCTTTCAGTTTCTAGGGAAGCCGTCCTGTTTTGCACGGTAGGCGGCGTATTCTTCCATAGACATTTTTTCAATTTCTTCCATGGTAGGCTGCTTCGCGGATGCGCCGGGCGTCTCGGGAGCCGGCTTCGCTCCGGCCAGATTAGGATTCGGAGCGGGTTCAGCAGACTTGAACAGATAGGGCTTGCTTTCCTGGATGGGCTTCAGCAGCGCCTCCAGGTCAGTTTTCAGAGCACCGTCCTCACCGACCTCGATCTTGGACGCGTCCAGCAGGCCGATAACGTCAGCGGGGTCATGGACCTTACCGGACAGCGCCATGCGGAGGGCCGTGTCCTTCCGGATGCCGGCGATCTCCTTCTTGTGCTCGGTTTTCAGGGTCTCGATGGTGGTCTTGGCCTTTCCCGCGTCCTCTTCCAGCTTGGTGGGGTCACCGGAGCCGCCCAAGTCCTTGACGGCCTCCGCCGCCTTCTTCAAGGCATTCTCAGCGGATGTCGCGCGGCGCTTTTCGCCCTCGTACTTGTCCGCCGGGACAAAGGTACCGTCGTTGCCGACCACCAGGTCGACGTCCTTCCCATCCTCGCCCTTACCCTTCAGGGCGGTCTCCACCTGGGCGGTCAGTGCATCACCCAGCAGGGTCTTGATGCTCTCGAAAATCATGTGTTTTCTCCTCTCTGGCTGTTTATAAAGCGACTTCCACGCTCTTTGCCGCTCCCGTTGGTCAGGGACGGGAGGCCCTTGATGGTATGAAAAAACCGCCCATCAGGCGGTTTGATCAACAATATGGGTATAAGAAAACCACCGGCGCCTTTGGCAACGGTGGTTAATCTTCAATTACATCAGGGAGTTCTTCTCCGGTTCTCAGGCACTCGCGGATATATCCCACGAACTCCTCATAACTAATTTCTTCATAGTATATGTCTTCATACTCATCTGGCTCAATGCCGTTATGCTGTTCTGCATATTGCTGAAACAATTCATTCAGCTCATCAGTAACAAGACCGTTCCACATTCAAATCAGTCCTTTCAGTGCCATCATAGCATGAGTACTCAGATTTGGGAAGATATCTTCAAACATTTTTTTGACATCCGGGTCATTGTTGTAGTATGTTCGGCCGAACTGTGCCCACGCCTCTGCTTCGAGGTTTCCGGGTGTTTTCCAGTATTTTTTGCTGTGGCCAAATCCATACCATTCTTTTCCGCCGGACATTCCATTCAGGATATCCGCAATACCTCGATATGGATTATTAAGAGCTATATCTCCAGATTTTTTCGTTCGCACGGCATTTGGATACTTCATCTGTAGATATGCCTTAATATCACCATTACTGGCCATGTTCAAAGAAACCTGATCCTGTGCGATAGCCAGTGTCAATCCAGAACTGATTGCTCTGTCTGCATCCATCTCATGGAAAAGTTCGTGCGCAATAGTGCCTGGTGAAGAGTTGCTCCCCAAAACAACGGTATTCTTTGAGAACACTCCATGTAAATGGATGGATCCTTCTTTTTTGCTGATAGCATAATCAACGTCTCGGTAGACTTTTCTAAGGGCCTTAGCTACTTCCGGATTTGCGTTATTCAAGCCGGCACGAAAATCTTTTCGTACTTCCTGGGGAAGCGCACTGAATGAAACAACCTTTTTCCCAGTTACCAAGCTCTTTGCGGCTCTCCGGACGGTATCGGACACATCACTTTCTTCCTCAATGCCCTGCTTATCCTTCCACTCCTCATAGGTCATGCTCTCCGGCATCTTCGCACCGGAAGCAGCCCAGTCCGCAGCATCCTCAGGGTCATATTCAACCGTGGTGCATCGGTCATTGGGATGCATTGGGGGAAAGTTTACTCCGGGCGTGGCGTCTTTGATGGGGAAGTGCTTGCCGTCCAGAGCGCCGCAGACTTCGCAGGTGCGCGCATCCATCGTGGCCATGTACTCATACTCGGTGACGCCAGCGGCTGAATAGGCAGCCAGATCCGCCCGGTTATGGAGATGGCTTGTTTCAGTCCGCACAAGCCTCTCAGCCACCTTGTAGGACTGTCCCATTTTATTCGACAGGGCTTTTGAGGTCTCCGGGAGATTCTTTCCCTGGATAAGGCTCTGGGTGATGATCTCTCGGATGTTGAACACCAGAGCGTTTTTATTTTGCCACAGACGGTCAGAGAACATAGCGCCAGACCATGGGTACGATACGGCGTCCTGGATCATGCTGGGCGTCAGCTTCGCAACCTCAGATACCCAGCCGACGCGGGACTGGATGTCATAGTGCTTGTGATAATATGACTCCGTGTAGATCTCACCGAAGCCGGAAGTCAGCTCCTCCCGGCAGCGCTCATACATGACATCCATCTGAGCCTGTGCGTCTGCCAGCAGGGCTTCCAAACGGGAAATCTGGCTGTTGGCTGACAGGGCGTCCAGCTGAGCGGTCAGATCGGCCTTCACTTTCGGATCCGCCGCAGCGCTGATGTCTGCGACGTACTCCCTCAGCGTGGCCTTCCACTCCCTGGCTTCCTGGGCTGTCAGCTTACGCACGGCCTCCTCATAGGTCAGTCCATGCTTTGTGGCATACTTGCCGTAAAAGGACTGTATAGACTTTTTGAGCTTATCAGCAGCCTTCTGATACTCGTTGAACATCCGCTTATTCAGCAGCGTTCCGCGCAGATAGGCTTCCTGCTCACGGGTCAGCGCGCGCCCCATCCAGTATTCTTTGTTCGGAGTCATTGCACCACCACCCGGTCAGTTACTTTTGATTGGGGTCTCCGCCAGGATCTCCACCGTCATCGTCATCGGAGAACAGGTCTTTCCCATAGTCCTTCATTTCCTGCTCCCGCTGCTTCTTGATGGCGGCCAGTTCCGCATCCACGTCCTTCACCCACGGGTGATTCTCTAGCAGGGTGCGCTTGGACAGCAGCGAGGCGCTGCTGTTGATGTTGGCGATGATTTCCGTCTCGTCCACCGGCATATCCATGTTGAACTGAATATCGAAGGTTTCAGAGCGGAAGTCGCCGACGCCCTTCATCTGGAGCCAAGTGTCCAGGAACGGCTTCATCCGCAGGAAAGCCGCCTGAAGCTCAGCGCCCAGATCTGCGCAGTCAGCATCGAGATCCATGTACCGGAAGCCAATGGCCTTTCCGGATGCGTTCCCGAGGTCAGGGTCTTTGGTATCGACGGCGGATGCGAAATCATACAGGTCACGCCGCTGCTTATCCAGGAACGACAATACAGCATCCACGTTGATGTCTGCCTGCAGCTTATCGACGCCGCCGTCACCGTCCACGCGGATCGCCAGGTGCTTCTTCAGCTCAACCAGGAACTGACCGAGATCCTCGCCGCCGTAATTCCGTAGCACATAGATGAACTTTGCAATATCCCGAAGCACATCGGCGGTCACACTGGTTTGCCAGTTGTAATCGTCCACCAGCTCCTTGATGAAGCGCAGAAGAGGAAGTTCCTCCTCGTTGTATCTGAGCCAGATGAGCGGCACGGAAGTCCAGTTATACGGCTGCGGCCCATATGTGAAATGGCTTTCCTGCTCCTCGGGGATCTCCTTGTAATGGCCGTCGTTGTTCTCGTCAGTGAACCGGCGGACGCCTTCCAGGTTCCAGAATTCAGCATGGCCAACCCTTTTCCGCTTCTGGCCGATAAAGACGGTCTGCTCGTAGAAACGAATAAAGCCGTCCAGCTCATCTACTCTCTTCCAGAGAGGGATGACCTCCTTATACGGCAGAACAGAGAAGCACAGCTTCCCCTCGGAATCAATATAGGGCTGCAGCCAGCCCACACCATCCCGGATGGCATTCTTTCCGATGCGTTGGATCTTCCGGCGGAATTCATTGTCAAACAGAGCGGTCAGCGCATCGCCGTATTGCTTGTTCTCAGTCGACACCGACCACGGGCGGGACAGGAGATATCTGACCTTCTGATCCACCACGCGGCGGTAAATAGGGTGCTCAATGCGGCAGTTGGAGCGTCCTTCGATGTCCACCTGCTTCTTCTGGATATCAGAGCGGTTTTTGTAATACTCCTCCGCCGTCAGGATCTCCGCATACTGCGGGGACTTTCGGAAGTCTTCAATCTCCTGGCTGACGATCTGCTCCAGCGTCATAGGCGCCGTGTCTGGGGCGCTGAGTGCCGCATTGATGAGTTCGGTTTGAGTGTACTGCATAGGCTCACCTCAAGATGCTGATGCTTGGCCGCTTCATGTCATCCTCACATGCATAGCGGATAGCATCGATATGATGGTTGTCATGGTCTGGGAACCCGGCCTTGAAATTCCCGTCCTTGTCCCGATCCAGCTCATAGCCGGAGAATTCTCGTGCTGTCTCCGGGCACCTGACGGGGTCAATGATGATCTCCTCCAGGTCCTGCAGCCACTTGATGCCATACTCAACGCTGTCCGGTCCCTTCTTGGCACCGGCAACGTTCAGGCCAAAATCACGCATCTCATCGATGCTCTTCGGCTCAGCGCTGTCGCAGGTAATACGCCTGGAACCGGCCAGCGGCTTGATAAGCTCCGCCGCCTTCCGATTCTTTAGGCGTACCTGGTGCAGCTCCCGGAAGATGTAAAGGCGCCGCCGGGTTTTGTCGTAATGGCACTCGTTATAGACGAAGGGGTCTGTGGCATAGCCCCAGTCAATGCCGCGGCGGATACGGTCAAAGCGGTCGATCACCTCATCAGGTAGCTCTACGAAGTTCACGTTGTCGAAAACTTCGCCGCCAGTGCCGGTGACCTCGCCCAGATATTCGTGAGCGTATGCTGTCGGCTTTGTTTCCTTCAGATGTTCCGCTTCAACGATAATAAAACGGCATTCCTCGTAGCAAATATTGGTATCCGCCTTGATGATGATATCCATGATCTTGGCTGCGGCCTTCATCAGGTTTGCCATTCTATACGGTGGGACATAAAAGCCGGTAGTTGTGAGGAGACGCTCTTTTTCAGCCTGTAAACGTTCCGCAGCAGTCACAGCTCTGTCACCTCCAGCGCATCGGAGTCCGTCACCCGCGTGGCAATCAGCTGGAGGCCCTTTTCCTTGCACTTGGCGTACAGCCGATCCCGGCTCTCCTTATCCAGCCGCTCAGCGCCATCCACGAGAATGATCTGGAGCTGGCCGGGCTTACTGACAGAAATATCCACGCACAGCTCCAGCAGCTCACCGTCAGAGAGATTGGAAATGGGCAGGCCCCGGATCAGCGGCACGCCGTTTTCCACGGTCAGGCCCTCCACGGGGATCTTGGCGGTTTCAAGGATCTTCGCCGGCAGCTCTCTGGCCAGCTCGATTTTCCGGGTGAACTCAGAGGATTGCTCCGTGAGATCTTCCAGTTCCGCCTGCATGGCTACCATGCGCTGGTACTCATTGAGGTGCTTCCGCATCTCCTCGGCGGTATCCAGTTCCTGCGAAAGGGCTGTGGTGTCCACCGGCTCCCGGCCTGCGTAATCCGCCGCAACGCCCATATCCTTCTCCAGCTTGGCTGTGGCAGTCTCATATTTGGACTGCACCACATCGGCCTTTTCATGCCGGCGCTGTTCCATGCCGGACAATTTTTCTTCCGTGGCCTTCAGCTCCGCTTTCAGGCGTTCCATCGTGCCGGTCAAGGATGCACGTTCTCTGGCAATATCACTGTCAATGGCAGCCAGATCCATATCCCGCTGCGCTTCCAATCCCCGGAGTTTGGCGTCATAGCCGCTGCGGAATGCCTTTGCCCGCTCAATACGGCTGTTCTGTTCCCGCAGCCGTTCCAGCTCCCGGTATTTCTCCCCGGATGGATAATTGTTCCAGCGGTCATAGTCATAGCCAGACGGAATATCCTTGGCAATATCGGCAATGAAAGCCTGCTTGTTGCGGATATCCCGATTGATGTTTTGCCGAGACTGGAAATAGATTCCGTTTTCCGCCTGAATATCATTCAGGACCTCAAGGATATGCTTGGAGTAATCGACACCCTGCGGGATCTCACCGAACTGCTCTTTGATCCAATTCATATCCCACTGAAATTCAATGAGGTTCAGGATCTCCCGGTTTTTCTCCTGACGGGAGAGCTGCGTAAACTTCACCGGATCCAACTGGAGCGGCGTGAAGATCTGGGCCAAGAACTCAGCTGGTCTTGTCTGAAGCATGGAGCCGTCCCGCACCTTCACCGTGCCGGCGGATTTGGCGGGCAGGGCCTTCCGGTCAATGGACAGGCCGGTATTGGTCTCAATGATGATTTCGCCCTCATCGGCGCCCTGGTGAACGATATAGTCCCGGTCAGAACGGTTGGTGAGGGCATAACGGATGGCATCCAGCACAGACGTCTTTCCGCTCCCCTTGGGGCCGGAGATCTCCACGGACTTCCCATCAAGGGTAGTCTCCCGGATGCCAAACAGGTTTTTGATCGTAATTTTTGTGGTTTTCATTGACATTCTCACTTTCTACCCCTATGATAGGGGTGAAGTTGTTCGGCATGGTGCCGATCTGCCCCTGACAGGTGTGCGAGACCTGCCAGGGGCATTTCTTTTTACAGAACAACGTGGACGGAACCTTCAGACACTTCCTGCTCCAGTCTGCCTTCCAGATACTTCTTGATGGTTTCCCGGGCAGTCAGACGCCACATGCCGCCGTCAGCCTCAATGAAGCTGATACCCCGGTCACTGACGCGAATCAGGAAGATGCTCTCCGGCTGCTCGACTTCCTGGAAGGTACGATAGGGCCGGAGCTTCACCAGCGGGCGAATCTGCTCGTTGGTCTGGAGTGCTACTCCCTTCTGAGTGGTAATAGTGGTGGCGATCCCGTTATCGTTGTAGATCACCTTGGCTCCCAAAGAGATGTCGCTGACCAGCTTCATGGCATAGAGCGTATCCGGCGTTTCCTGGAAGCGGGTGCGGAGTGCGATCTGGGCTTCCTCAAAACCGAGGGCGGTCTTTGCCTCCCAACCGGGAACGTCTGTGGCGTGTGCTTCATAATAGACCTGCCGGAAGCAGCGCTCGTCATAATCTCTGGACTGGCCGAAGCAGCGGACAGTCTTGCAGTCCGGAACGGCGATGTACAGCGGGGCATCCATCTCGCTGGCTTCGGTTCTGACCATCGTTACCAGCGCGTCCAGACTGTTCAAGTCCAGTGTGTCCGGATGGAAAATGGTGGGCAGGATCTCCTTTACATTACCGTCATCGGTAATGCGGAAGGTGGAGCCGTTCACCGTGGTAATGAGCGGTTGCGTGGTCTTCTGGATGTGTTCGATAAATTCTTTCAGCATGGTGTTGTCTCCTCATCAGGCAAATTTAACGAGTTTGAGCGCCGGGGGTGCTTCCTGTTCGGTTCCGGCAATTCCGAACTGGCCGGGAATCTGCGGGACCATCTCCACAACATTTTCCTCGTCGGCCACATACAGCATGGTGGTCACAGCGTTTGTGGGTACCAGAGCGGATTTGACCGTATAGCTGACGCCGATATTCTGCCGGCTGTCATCCGCTTTCAGTTCGATGGTAACGGTGATCTTGCGCTTGGCCGTTGCAGAGGTGTTGGGATCCATAATGTTCGCAATCGCCTTGGTCATCTCGAGATCTGTGACCTCCAGAAAACCGCCACGGGCCATCTCCAAAATGGATTTCTTCGCGTATTCATTCATGGGGGTTCTCCTCCTTTCTTTCGTAATAAGGGCTCCAGCCCTCTGCCGGACGCCCCGCGGCTAACCTGCTCGGGGCAGCCCGGCAAAAAGAGAGTTGCGGGCGCCGGGAACGCCCGGCAGAAGGCTGGATATATACAGGCTCATGCGCTGGCTGTTGCTTCCTTTCTGCATGGGCCAATAGCATGAAGCAGATCCTTGACGCTCTGGGCACCGTGAAGATCCGCAATCATGGAATAAATCTTACCGTATCGGTGCGCATAGACAGCGCCACACTGGGGGCAGACATGGGCCGGGTGGCCGTTCAGATCAATGGAGAGGGTAGCGTCCTGACAGCGAGCACAATACAGCATCATAGGGCATCTCCCCGCGCCACCCAGTAGACGGTGGCGGTACGGCGGCCAAGCTGCTGGGCTTCGGCGTGGCTGCCGACGCAGAGATCAATGCGGCTGCCCTTGATGGCGCCGCCGGTGTCCTCAGCCCGGTATCGGCGCAATCCCGCACCGTCACCGTAGTCCACCAGCAAAACAGCGCCCAGTGGAATCACTGAAGGATCTACCGCCACCGTGCTATACGGCGTGGCATGGGTGCCGCTGGCGGTGAGGCCGTCCACTTTGCCGCAGCACTCGACGCAGCAGTCATAGTGGGTCACGGTGACATTCTCCAGCACGTGGGCCTGATCCAGTCTCAGAGGCTCCTGAGCCGGGGTGTCATCCCCAGACAGCCGCCCATTATCGAGGGGAGAGATCACAGCCGAAGGTGTGGCCGGTTCCGTGGTGGTTGCCTTGGCCGAGATCACCAACGCCACGCCGGCGATCAGGGCGGCGAGGATCAGCGTCAAAATGGCGTTCAGCTTCCAAGCCCTGGCGGTGCGTTGGGCCTCACTGGCTCTGCGGTGTGCTTGTCGAGTGCGTTCCGCTGCGGCTGCCAGTTCCACGGCATCACAGTGCTGCTGGGACAGCCAAGCGACCTGCAGGGCGTCCACATCGGCCCGGAGCTGGGCAACCTGCCGATGCAGTTTTTCACTTCTCTGGCTCATGCTACGATACCTCTTTTCTTTGTTGTGGTCGGATCGGGGAAATAGATGTGCATCTCCTCTGGGCTGATTCGGCAGAGTTCCATGGTTCGGTACATTTCCTCGATATTCCAGGCGACGTCGCCTTGCATCCTTTGGCTGACCGGGCCGGGGGAGAGGCTCAGCGCATAGGCCAGATCATTTTGCGTCAGCCCTAACTCCCGGAGACGGGCAGACAGTTTTCCGTAGCGAGGTATTTTCATCGGTGTGTACTCCTTTCGTTTTGATTGTGGTAGGTATGGGCTTGTCTCCCTTTCTCCAGCGTGATAGACTACTGGCAGAAAGGAGGTGAGGCAAATGTTCTCGATGTCAAAAAAAGAGCTGGTTGCTAGATTGCAAGTTACAGCAGATCTCGATTTATCTAAATTTGGAGATGATATGAAAAGCAGGAAAATGCTTCTATTAACATCCTCTGGAATAATCTCATGCTCCGATATCAGCCTTCGTAGCTATGATGATGTTCTGAAAGAATCTCGGGAAACCAGTAGTGTCAACTTGCTTGATCTTGCTCTAACAGCACCGCTACCAGAACGCATAGAAACTGAAGATGATAAAAAAGTGTTTCTATACTGTGTAGATGTGCAATTTCTTCCAAATTCCGGTGGAAACATTATCAATATTCCTGCTATCTGCATTGATCTTGATAGTGTTTCTGGATTTTCTCTTGGAAATCTTTTGGAATCCTACCAATAACTGCAGGCGAAAAAGCTAAATTGGATTGCCGGCCTTGTACTTGCACTACGAGGTCGGCGATTTCTTTTGGCGTGCCTTTAATCGTCAGTTCCATGCTCTCCCTCCTTTCTGACTGGGATCGCAAATCCTTACTAATCATCCTTGGTGATCTCCTTTCAATAATCTGTGGTAGGTATGGGGATTTGCTCTCGATGCGGCGAATTACCCTTTAAGAGTAATTCACCGCAAAAAAATAATATCCTTGTACTCTACACCGTAGACATTTTCAATCCGCTTAATTATCTCGACATTAGGATATCTTCTGCCCGCCTCATAGTTTTGCAGGCTTGCAAGACTAATTTTAAGGGCTTTGGCGGCCTCGGCCTGAGTTAAGTTTTGATTGACTCGAGCAGCTTTAAGGGTGATTGGCATAAGACTCAGCCTCCTTTCGCTCTTAATGATAACCCTAAAAGGGTAATTCGTCAACCCCAAAAGCGTAGAAAAATATTTTTTCTATTGCTTTTCTTATTCTTAAAGTGTACAATCGTAGTCACAAGGCGGTGAGAGGAGATACAAAATGAAGAACGATTTGGGCAACAAAAAGATCTTTGCGGAAAACTTACAGCGCTATATGGAGCAGCACGGCGTTGACAGAAACAAACTCTGTGCAGATCTGGATTTCAAATATACGACTGTGAGTGGCTGGCTGAGTGCCGAAAAGTATCCACGAATCGATAAAATAGAAATACTTGCTCACTACTTTGGCATTAAGAAGTCAGATCTGGTAGAAGACCATAGCAAGGCAGATAAATTGGGGCGTATATTCGTTGATGTGACTACGGCACTGAATCTGAATATCCCAGAAATGCAAGAAGACCTCGGAGTTGACCGAAAAACCATCGAACGATTGATTTACAATAAGAATACTTTCCTAAAAAAGGAATTTACGCTTCTTGAAAAAGCATACGGTGTTCCAGTTTCTGTCTGGGCGGGGGAAAAAACGTTCGGTGCGTGGCTTCATGCGCTACTTCATAGCAAAGAAAATGCACAAATCTACAAATTATATGCGCAGTTGAATCCAGAGGGACAGGCAAAGGCCGTTGATATGTTGGACGATATGGTGCTATCTGGGAAATACAGTGTTTAATCTTATGACAGGATCAAGATGATACCAATCAGCAACGCGTAGATAAATAAAAAACCGCCCCCGGTGTTACCAGCACCGAGGACGGTATCGCGCAAATTTCCCATACCTACCACAGTAATGAAAAATGAAAGGCACACTAAGGCACCACTGCGCCCTTTTATCTTACCACGAAAGGGTGCTGGTGGCAAGATGAAAGGAGTTTTTATGTCAGAAAGAAAAAATGAGGCCGCATGGATTGAGAGCCGGAGCCGCTGGCAGATCAACGTACAGGACAACGGCATCCGCAAGACCTTCACCAGCGCCCTCGCTGGCCGGCGCGGCAAAGCTGACGCCGAACGGAAGGCCGAGAAGTGGTTGAAGGATCATACAACCTCCGAAAAAACCCGGGTGGATGTGTTCCTGGATCAGTATACCGACTACCTGAAGGAAACCAAGAGCAAGAGCCACGCTTCACAGTACAGTGGTTTTATCCGCCTCTACATCCAGCCCGTCATCGGCGTGTTCCGCATGAACAAGCTTACTGAAGGCGACCTGCAGACCGTGATTGACCTGGCATATTCCAAGAATAACCTCGCTGATAAGACGCTGCGGGATGTCCGGGGCTGTCTCTTGAATTGGCTGAAATGGTGCCGGAAGCGGGGCAAGACCAGTCTGCACCCGGAAGATCTCACTATCCCCGCCGGCGCCAAAAAGTCCGAGAAAAGAATTGTGTCGCCGGACGGCCTGAAAACACTCTTCTCCTGCAGCACAACGCTGTGGCGGGGGAAGCCTACAGAGGACTTCTATATCCACGCTTATCGCTTTGCGGTCCTGACCGGGCTCCGGCCGGGGGAGCTGCGTGCGCTGGAGGACAAAAACGATATTCAAGGCACGAGGGTCACTGTCCGGGGCGCTATCAATGTTCACGATGAGGCCACGCAGGGGAAAAATAATAACGCCCGGCGGACCTTCCAATTGTCCAGCAGGGCAAAGAGGGAAGTGGAGGCCCAGCGGACTATGCTGCGGCAGTATGGTATAGTTTCCCCATATCTTTTCCCAGCTCCGGACGGCGGCTGCCTGGTCCATAAGAATTTTTACAGAGCATGGGGGAGGTACTGCGAGTTCAATAAAATCCCGCACACCTCGCTTTATGAGCTCCGGCACACCTATGTCAGTGTCAACAAGGAAATGCCGGAGGGTTTGAAGAAGATGACCATCGGGCACAGCCAAGATATGGATACCGAGGGCACCTATGGGCATCAGATGGCGGGGGACTTGGCAAAGGCTGCCGCTTATACAGAGCAGGCGTTTGACGATGTGATTTCGCTGAAATAA